CCAAAAAAGAGTTGTGTGAAAATATTGACGATTTTTTTATCAGCGAATTTATGGAGATTAACGATGCTTAGATTTTTGGGATATATCGCCGCCGCTATTTTTGTAATGGGTTGGCTAAATGTTACCGGTGATCCGTGGATCACTTGGTGGGGTGCAATCGCTTATATGGGGAATATGTAAAATGACTGATACATTTCGTGTAACAATTGAATGCAATGAATTAAAACTTGTTCAACTGATCCGAAGCGGTCTTATTGAAAACGCAAAAATCGAAAGCGTGGAAAATGACAAGCAAACTGAACAATCGCCATCACTGTTTGACGTTAATGCCGCGCAACATCGCATAAGTAGATGGGACGTTTATAGAAACATAACGGATCATTTCAGCGATGACACATTTACCGTTGAGAATATAAAAGATGTTTTCAGCAAACAAAAAATAAATGCTGTTAGCAACAATATATCAGCGTTTTTGTGTCACCTAACAGCGATGGGGTTAGTAAAAGTTGTCGATAAAGTTGGGAAAAAGAACGTGTTTCGATTGAAAAGAAAGATTGGTCAAAACAAATTTATGCAAGCGCAACGCAGTTATAGCGTAAAGCAGAATGCGAGATATGCAAATGGTCGGTAAATTAACGCCTGATGATATGATCAGCGCATCGGTAGTCCCAATTATATTGGGGCTATCGCCTTATAAAACGCCAAACGAACATCTAAAGCGGATCATCGCCTTAGATAATAGTGAACCTGATCCCGAAACCTTTAACGGCAATGAAGCCACGCATCACGGCGATGCGTTAGAACCGTATATCTTAAAGACTGCTTGTCAGCGTTTAGGCATCATCGAAGCCGATATAAACCTAGATGAACCGTTCTTTTACGATAAGGCGCGTCTGGCGGCATCGCTTGATGGTATGGGCAAGCTAACCGGCACGATCAAAACCGATCCAAACAAAGGCATTTACGTTATGAACGAACGCGGCTGGATCGATGTTGATGGCTGGGGCTGTTTAGAAGCAAAATTAACCAGCGCAAATGTTGAAGACCGACCAGCCGCTTATCGTGGGCTTTGGCAGATACAAGCGCAGATGATGTGTGCTGGCTTCAACTGGGGAGCAATCGCAACCCTTTATCAAGGCGTAACGCTTCGGATATTCGTATATAAAGCAGATCGCGCGATGCAGTCACAGATCATCGAAGCGATAGACGAATTTGAACGCCGCAGAACGGCTAAAGAACCATATCCGGTCATATCTAGTGAAGATGGGAATAACGCCTATCCTATCGCATCTGAGGCCGTTCCGGCGATAGATTTCGCAAGCGTTCAAGGTGGGCAGAAGTTGTTGTTAGACTTAGCGCAAGCCAAAGACGACAAGAAAGAGGCTGAACGCCGTATCGATGAACTGGAAGCATCCATTAAAGAAGTTATGGGTGATGCGTCAGCCGGTCAAACGGAAATCGCCGGCAAGCGTTATATCGTGAAATGGCCTATGCGGAAGGTTCGGGAGCAACCGGAAAAGATTGTGCCGGCTAAACCCGAAACCGTATCGCGACAAAAGACGTTAACGCTGAAGGTTATTTCTTAGCTTTGACGCTATCAATAACCCCACCGCCGAAGTAAAACCCAAGAATAATCAGCATCGCGTAATTGATGCTGAACTGCTCCATCACCTTAGTAACGGCATCCGGGTCACCATACCCGGATATCGTCATTCCCAGCACAATAAGATAACTGCCCAAGAACGTGCCGCCGAACATCAACGCAAGATAACGTTGCGCGATCTTGAATGGCGCATACGCACCCATAAGAGCTATTTTCGCATCGCTCTTAGCCTTGATTTCTTCTTCGGTGCTTGTGTGCATATCATCGATCAGATCAAGACCTTTCTTGATGACATCACCGCCGCCAAGAATATTATTCAGTACACCCATCATATCAATAACTCCATACGTTCGGACGCGGATCGCCGGTGTAGGTGTCCAGATGCAAGAAACGCGATGAGCCGCGTTGCTGAACGCCAATGCCGGTGAAACCTAGTTCTAAAGCAATCTTCATTATGTCATACGCCTGTTGACCGTCACAAGCTATATCAACGGCACAGCCGCGCGTGTGTACGCCGGGTGCTGACTTAGATGCTTCGATACTGTGGCGCGGATCACGAAAGCCGCTAGTGACGCGCATAGGCGCACCATAGGCAGTTCGCAGTTCCTGTAACTTTTCCATAAACGCTTCTTGCATATGGTTCGTTCCGGTTTCCTGACAATCAAATTCTTTTTCCGTAAAGTTCGGATACTTTGACCAATCCATTATATTCTGCCTCTTATGATTTCAATTGCTTTGTCAAAACTGTCTTCTTCGATATTACGATTTTCAAAATACCTTTGACTAAACCGCTTTGAGTATTGTTGTATCTGTTCTGTTGCGTAAAAGACAACTCTGCGGTCGTTAATCGAGCAACAAGCAAGCATATCATAATCGTCAACCCTTGGCAGTATCTTCTTGCTTGATCCAGTTCCTAGCTGAAACTGATACCCATATGTGCTTTTGCTTTTCGGCTTTAACGTGGCTGACTTGACTTGAACCCGAAGGAACTCACGTTCAGACCAGCAAACCAGATCAACCTTATCTTGCGCCGCCAACGATACGCGCCAACCCATCTGCAACAGCGATGCGGCGGTTATATATTCACCGATCAGACCAACGGTAGTTTCTGTTAGCATCTACTTTTTTAAATAATATGCAACTGTACCAGCAATGCCGACCATAATAAAGACAGCCATTGCACCTACGAACATTTCTAATATAAATTGCTTCCGTCTTCTGGCTTTTTTCTGTGCTTCACGCCTCTCTGTGCGACACTTAGCTTGGAACGCTTGCCAATCAGACCAAAGCCTTGGACGACCAGTGTATATCATTATTTGTTTTAGTTGATATTCAGCTTCCTTGACTTGCTCTAGTGCAAGAAACGCTTGAAGGTCTGAGCCGCCAACAGATGACTTGCTCTTGCCAGCAACTTTCTTTTCCAAGTCTTCTTTAGCACCGACAAATTTAGCAATAGCAGTCCCTGCCCTAGCCAAATCACCAGAGTTCGTCACTGCTTGCTTAATAACGCTAAAAGCGGCATTGGCGGCGGCTAGTTCTGCTAACATTAAAACACCTTCGTCTTACTAGGGTCTACAGCTTTTGGTAGGCAGTATGTTGTAAGCCTATCTTTAGCTGGGATTAAATCCACATACTTGTAATTTCCATACTGTCGAGCGAGTTGCCTCGCATACCACTGGCAATCACTAACGCTATAAAAAATAAGATTTGTAGGTATCTCTCTTCTAACATCACCAGCCCCCTGATACATTATCAAAGAAAATGCAACTATCCACTCGTTCATCACACATTACTGCCTCTGCTAAAACACTTATAAGACCAATGCTTTACATCATACTCTTTATATAAAAGTCTGACGTTTTGCTGTGCTTCTTGGTAGCTAGGGCAATGGTCAAGGTCGAATGGCTTAATAATAAATGTCATCTGCTGAGTTAATACTACAACAATGACAAGAAACTCGCTCATCAGATTAGCCTAGCAAATACTGCGGCGGCCATAGCAACCATTGCCAAAGTAGAACCCATTATCAGAGCCTCTAACCGCCACATACGCTTGTCTAATGCCTTAATCCAGCCCTGTAACTGCTCATAACGAACAGCACATTCTGCTTCGTGACGCTCTAGATGTGCTTTAGTTTCGTCCATCAGTCAGTCTCAGGCCAGTCAGCAATTGGTGCATTGCCAGTTGGGTTATTGTCAGCATCAACAGGCACATCGAACAACGCAACAAAAGCAGTATGGTTAGCCGCCGCATCTATTGCCGACTCTATGGTATTGCTGGCGGTGCGGATTGCGGCACGATGCGTTAAAACCGTTGATGAAACTGAATATGAGTCAACCTCACTAGCTTTAATCACCATCCAATCAGTAGGCGCAAGCAATCCACCAGCCTGACGCTTGATGGTGGCTTTCCACTGCGACTTGAGGCCAAGAATGACCATCTGCTCACCGTCTTCTAGTACAGGATTACCATCCTCATCCACAGCGTTGACATCGTCTAGTGCCTTTGGCGTGTTGGCATCCCAGAAAAAACGATTGTCGAATGATGCTGGTGGGTCAACCCAGACTAGGCCAGCCGCAACCTTTTCATCGTCAGACCATCTGCCCCAACTTGTTGGGTGTTGGATGCCGTCAGCGTTCTTCCAGCTACGGCCTTCTCTGATTCGTTTACCTTGATATGTCCACATTTTCGTCACCTCGCGTTACTAAATTTGAATGGCTGGGATGCAATAGATAGAAATATATAGCTTCCACCAGATGCGTTAACTGCGTCACCTGTTCGCCTAATTTTAAAGCCGTTTGATAAGAAATCTACTAGCTCAAGACTCGTTACTTCTGCGGCACTACTCTCAGCACGCAAATAATTAAACATAACGTTATCTGTGTCCCTGCGGTTATCCAACATAAACCATCCGTTGGCTGAATCAGTCCGTTTTATCATAACGAACGAAGGACGGTGTCCGGTAAAGACAAATGTGCCGTCTGAGGAATTATTGCCTGTGTATGACCCCACCTTACACAGCCCTTCGGCGTTTGCAAAACAGTAGGCTATTATTCCGTCACCACTTCCGTTAGCCCCATTACTTGTACCAACAGAGAAAACACTGGTTGTCGGGGCGGTGTTGTTCCAAACTGAACTGGCTGTAAGAACCGCTGAAGTATCATTCAATCGTTGATAGTTTTCCCAGCCGCTGGGATAGTGAGTACATCCAGCAGTCCAATTTGTAGCATCGGCACGATTTTTTAATAGGATAAGTTCAGGCGTAGCACCATTTAATCCGTGACCAATAGTAGCGTTAGCCCCAGTGCCTGTCCAAGACACCACACTAAACCAGTTCTGCTGGCTAGTAGCACCCACGCTCACTGTGCTTGTGATACTGCCATCGGTGTTAGATACGCCTGTGCCGCCAGCTTTCCAGTTCCAGCCTACATAGGTGTGTGAAGAATTGTTGACCTTACTGTTTGTCCCAAGAGTAAAGCCATCGCTGTCAAATGATTTTATTAAATTGGTGTTGCTTTCTTCAGCATCAGTCGTATTGCTCTCAAGATGTTTAGCTGTCCCCGATATAACATTTGTCAGGTTGTGATTAAAAGTTCCGCTTCTTGTCTTAATCCAGACCAAATCAGGCTGAAAACCTACGTTAGTAATTTCCCTATCTGTTGTAGAATTCCCACTCCATAATAGCGTATTAAAATAATCCTCTGGCGTTTCATCAGCCAGCGTGTCGATAGCACCTGTTGGCAGATTGGCGGTGCAAAGGGCAAGCGCATCATCTGGTACTGTGCTAAAGAAATCACCCAAGTCGTTAGCATCAACATTGCCGCCAGCCGTTTCGTTCTTAGCGAATGTGCTGTCCTGACCGAAGTTCCAAATACCTTCAACACTTGTACCACTTGCCGCAGACGAAAAGATAAACCCAACGCCCTGATTGCCGCCATTGTCAGTTGTTAAGAAACTATCCCCAAGCGCGATTGCGGTGGTAGGAGTTGCTTCATCAAAGTTGCCAGAGCCATCACCCCAACTGCCATTCTTGCTATAATAAACTTCTGGTGGTGATGCGTCTAAGTCAAGATAAACACCGAAAACATCACCAACAGCCCCAGCAGAACCATAGTTGCTAGTTATAGTTTCGCTTGAGCCTGTTCTAGTATAAACATCAGCCGCCACAGGTCTAATGTAAGAATACCTTGTGTTGTTTGCTGTAGGTGAAATCTCTACTTGATATGTTCCAACCCCAATGAATTGATTTGTTGAGGATTGAACACGACATTCAGCATACCATTTTCCAGTGGTTGGAAGGATTGTTGATATTGCTTGTCTGTTCAAATTTCTTCCTGACCCACTACTACCTGTTGTGTAATGTAGATTTCCTTCTTTTATGCTTGCCCCTGATGCTGGTGGCGTTCCCATATTCCGCAAGACAGCAAAGTTATTAGTCGGAGTATCCAACACAACGTCAGATGCAACTAGGTTGTTCGGTTGCCAGTCATTGCCCTGCGCAGACGTGTCCTTCCAGAAAGCCGCATTGCGTGTGTCTGCAAAGGCCATATAGACGTATGTGCCGCCAGAGGCGTTCTGTGCCGCATCTGTTGTTTGAATAGTAAACCCATCAGAATCCAAATCAACGTAAACAGCGGAATTACTGTTTTCAGCGTCACTAGCATTTGCACGAATTTGATACTTTGGGTTGGTAGTCTGACGAGTGTTGTCATACATTGCCCATTCAGAACCAGCATCACTGCGTTTAATCATAACGAAGGCTGGGGCAAATCCTAGCCCTGTGATGCTATTCCCTGTTGACCCAGTCCCAGTGTATGATGAAAACTTTGAGTAGCCAGTCACCGAATGAAACGCATACGCTATGATTGTATTGCCACTCTCATTAATGGCATCTTGTCCACTTATGCTAAACACAGAAGATGTTGGGTCTGTATCATTCCAATAAGTTCTGTCGAGAAAAGCAGTAGTTGATTGTAATTGACCTGCGAATGTACTACCAACCGAAGCGTGATAGACTTGCCAGTTTTGGTCACCAGCAGAACCGTTCTTGGCTATAATCATTTCTGGAGCAGACGATAAGCCGTGACCCACTGTGCCAGCAGTAGCCGTGCCAGTCCAGTTCAGAACTGAAAATCCGTAAGTCTGGTTTGCTTTGACTGTGCTTGTAATAGTTCCGTCAGTGTTTGAGCCTGATGAGCCAGAGCCAGCATCCCAGCACCAAGCTATATAAG